CCATCACCACAAGATTGTGATACCCCCCACAGTAAACGGTAAACCGCTCAAAGAGGGCAACTATCACTTTATGGTAACTTGTTCGGACAAAGCCGGTAACGAAAAATTCGTTGTTCATAACGTAAAAATATCGTACTCGGCAAAGGAACACGACCATGAAGATTAAACATCTGCGTTTTTCTTATCAAAAAACAGGAGGGATATGACAAGTATCTCTCCTATTTTTTTATGATGTTCAAATACGTATACTTTTCCTGTACTCCCTCCAAAACGAAATGTACAAAAAACACAAAATAAATATCTAAAAAATAACCTCTTACCCAAGAGTGTAAAAAAACGAAAAGTACAATAATTTGAATTTCGGTTGGATCTTTAGAGCGGAATGGGAGGTATGGTTCAACAGTCGACGCAATGCCCCGAAACAGCCATAAAGCAACCTTGAAACTCCCTATAATATAATGAAGTAGCCATATATGAGCTTATGCCTATATACGACAAAAAGCCCCTTTTTAGGAGGCTTTTTTGTGCGTGTATTTGGGAGAGGGCAAACGACCAAAAATCATCTCTTCGCTGTACATTTACTGTATTGATACTGCAAAATTTTACGTTTTTTTGCATTCGAGACTGTTGTTTCGGCAGCCTTAGCGACCCCGAAAGTAATAAGAACGGCTGTTTTTGGCGTTCTTTTTCGGAGTTAGCGAAACAGGCTGCTCTAAACCCGATTGACAGGGTAAAGTTGGGCAGAACTGTGCTCTTTCACGACATATCCGAGTACGAGAGCTAAGCGTCTGATTGCCGATTTGGGTATATCTATCGGTTGATGTATGAGTGTCCCGTCTTGGTAGGTCTCTTCATTGGTGCTGTAAGCTGTTATACATTTGGGGTCTTTCGAACGCTGCAGGCGTTTGGTAATGCGATATTCGTCGGTCTCGATGACATAGTTTTTTCCCCATATAATAAGACGTTTGTCGTGGACTTCTCTCAGAGCCAATATACAACCCGAGGGGTACTCCGCCATAGAATCACCGTAATGATGCATAGCGGCTGTTGCGTCTACGAACCAATCGCCCGCATCTATCCATTCCAAAGGTGCACTTATCGGTTCGTTTGTGGCGACCAATCCGTTGGTGCCGCCTACGCTGTATGTATCGTACAGAGGTATCTTTTTGCGACCTGCACTCGAAACGGGAGTCTTATTCTCAGACATTGCTTCCTCCAATATTTTACGCAATAATGCGTGTTTAGAAGTCGGTACTACTCCACCGTGTTCCCAATTTTGAACTGTCCGATGGTGGACTCCGAGCATCTCTGCCAATTTTTCTTGCGAAAGCCCTTTTTTCTTCCGTAAATCTTTAATCACTATATTGTCCATAATCAGCTTTTTATAAAATAATTTTTATCCATATGCGAAATATTGTGTAAAATATTTTGCCACATACACAATATTGTGTAATTTTGCATTCGAATAAACGAATGTATAATTTTTTGTATTCAATATACAATTGTATAAAAACGGACAAAATTAGAAAAAAAATGACAAAGCAACAAACAGAAAAATTAACGCCCAGATATGGTTTTATAAACGATATAGCACGGGCATGTGGGTGTAGCAGGCACACTGTGAGAGCAGCTATATACGATAATGCAACAGGCAAAAAAGCAGAGAAGGTACGTAAATATTACAAAGCAACGTATAAAGACCTAACTGTTAAGTAATTGATGTTTCTTTTTTCGAGTTAGACTGTGAATAAATCTTTGATTTATAGCAATTTAGCTTGTTGGACGAAAAAAAATAGTACGCAGCTACAAAAAACACCTTAAATTATGTATCAAATAGAAGGCAATACCGTAAGAATCAACCGCCGCCAGTGGCACGAGGCGGGGCTGAGCAATACGCAACTGTGGAACGACAGTCGCAACGGGAAGCTGCGTATATGCGGCAGAGGCGAAGACTCGTGCATAGAGTTTGATACGGACAAGATAAAATACGACCGCCTTAAAAAACTCGGACTAAAAATAAGTGACGACTCAAAAGTATCGCAGGAGAGAATATTTGTCGACATAGACCCTGACATACGGGCTTTCTTCGATAATTACCGCAAACCCAACGGGCAACCTTTGAGCTTGGAAGAGGTGCTGGAGCATACCAACTGTGCCTCAATACTCAAAAACATTAAAGAACAAAAAGATAGCGTCGAGAATGCCCGCAAAGGTTTCGGAGTGCGCAAGATGCCGAAAGGCGAGATGTGGCGACAGATGTTCGAACTCTACACAAAAAGTGCATTGGAGTACAACTGCCGACAGTTTGGCAATGTTCGGTATTTCGAAAGGGTATTTAAAAAGTATTGCAAAGACGGAGCAAAGTCACTGCTAAGTGGCAAAATAGGCAACGACAGCACACGTGTGGTAAGCCGTAGAATGGAAAATCTGTTCTTGGCACTGTATCGTACGATGGACAAACCTTTTGCCGAGCAGGTATATGAGGATTATATAGCCTTTGTACGGGGCAACGTAGAGATATACGACAAAGAGACAGGCGAAGTCTTCGACCCGAAAGAGTTTCGGGACAAAAACGGTCGTCCGATAGAGGTATCGAAGACTACCGTATGGAACTATCTTAAAAAGGCAATTAATCTGACGGCAATATACGAAGACCGCAACGGCAACTTCGACTACACAGACAAAATGCGACCCAAAAACTATCGCAAACGAGGACGATGGACTATGTCTAAGATAACGATAGACGACGTCGCTCTAAGCCGCCTAAGCGTCAAAGGGTGGGTTTATAAGTATCAGGCAACGGATGTTGTAAGTGGCTACATCTTCCGCCCGGCATACATAATAGGCAAACCCACGACAGAGACGGTGAAAGAAGCTCTCCGCAATATGTTCTGCCAGTGTCTTGAACTGGGGCTACCCATAGGAGGGCAACTCGATGCCGAGCACCACCTGATAGCGGATATGGAGTGGTTGGGAGACGTGTTCCCGTTCGTTTACTTCAACCCGTCGGCTTGGAGTAAACGTGCCGAACACACCAACAAGCAATTGAAGTATGGCGTATCGAAAAAGAACGGACACACACGCGGACGATGGTACTCGAGGCACGAAGCCTATAAGAGCATCAGAAACAAGGTAAAAGGCGACTACCTCGAACCGCAATACCAACCGCAAACAATAGTGGCAGACGACCTTAGCGATATTGACGAGTACAACAATCAACTTCACCCGCAGCAAAATATCTACCCGGGTATGACCCGCAGAGACGTACTGCTGAGGTTTGCAAATCCGAATATAGTAAGTGCACCGCGCTGGAGGCTGTACCGATACGTAGGCAATATGGACAGCTGCACCATCTACAACAACGACTACGTCAAGGCTGCCAACGGCGAATTTGAGCTCATTGACTTCGAAAGCCTAAAACAGCTAAAACCAAACAACTATAAGGTAGAAGCCTATTGGTTGCCCGAGGTGGACGGCAGCGTGGAGCAGGTATATCTGTATCAGGGAGATACATATATAGGCGAGGCTGTGAACCGCCGACAATACTGCTACAACGAGAACACCATAGAGCAGACCGACGAAGACAGGGCAAATATGCTGCATCAGCAAAAAAGAGCGGCAAGGTTTGATAAAATGATACGAGACCGTCGGGCAGAGATAGGCAAGGTCGGAAAAATAAAAGCCGAGACAAACACATACATTTCTAATATAGAAGCGGACATTGTAGAGAGCGAACAACCAAAAGGTTACGAGGTAACCGAAGAGTGGACGGAGGATATTAATTATGGCAGTATAGCAATCGAACAATTATAAAATACTAATTAAATATTTGATTATCAAACAATAAAACACCAAATAATATGATTACAAAGGAAATTAAACAAAAGATTTTAACGGCATTGGAGGTAAGCAGGAGCAATTTTGCAGGCTCAGACAGCAAGTTTGCCGTTAGTTTGGGTATCAGTGCGAGCCAGTACAGCCGTACAAAAAACGGTGAACTCGACCGTGTCATCAGCGATGCACAATGGATGAGTATTGCCCGAAAAATAGGGGTAAATCTCAACGACACTACAGAGTGGAAGACAGCGAATACACCCGTTTTTCAGTTCATCACCACACAGCTCGAAGCGTGTCAGGCAGGCAGCCTGTCGGCTATGCTGTGCGATATGTCGGACATCGGCAAGAGTTATTCGGCAAAACACTATACCGCTACACACAAAGGCGTGGTGTACATAGATTGCTCGCAGGCGAAGTCGAAACAGAGATTAATAAGACACATAGCCAAATCATTCGGGGTTGGCAGCACGGGACGCTATGCAGACGTCTACGAAGATTTGGTGTTTTATCTTAAAACGCTGCCGACCCCTTTGATTATCCTCGACGAGGCAGGCGACCTCGACTATACGGCTTTCCTCGAGCTCAAAGCTCTGTGGAACGCTGTGGAAAATGCCTGTGGGTTCTATATGATGGGTGCCGACGGGTTGGAGGCAAAGATAAATCGCTCAATATCGGTAAAAAAGGTAGGTTACACCGAGATGTTCAGCCGCTTCGGACGACGCTATGGCAAGGCTGTGCCTTTGGGTAAAGAAGAGAAAGAGAAGATGTTGCAGGCAAGTGCAGCTATGATAATAAAGGTAAACGCCGAAGCTCGCGGCGTAAGCGTCGATGTGAACAAGGTACTTCGCAAGACGATGGGCGACGACCGAATACCTTCGCTCAGAAGAATATACAAAGAACTGACAAAAATAGGCGAATAGATATGGCTGAGGCAAAACGAGATGTTGCGGCAGAGGGATTACGACGGGCGTATTCGGCAGGCGATGTGCTGTCGTTGAAGAGAGATATATGCGAATTCGACGGACAATGGCTCGAGGCTGTGGGCAAACCCGAGCTAAAAGGGACGTGGTGCATAGGAGGACTGCCCAAGAACGGCAAAACAAGCTTTACGATGCAGCTGGCAAAATATCTCACCAAATGGCATTTGGTAGCATACGACTCCATCGAAGAGGGCGTAAGTGCCTCGTTTGCCGAAGCGCTGAGGCGTTGCCGAATGGACGAGGTGAAGGCCAGTCGCTTCATAGTACTCAACAACGAGGATATCAAAGATATAGAACGTCGCCTATCGAAGAGGAAAAGCCCTAAGATAGTCATAATAGACTCCATACAGTTTTTGGGGTTGAATACCGAGACATACCTGCGGTGGAAAAAGCGTTTCTCCGAGAAGCTGTTTATCTACGTTACGCACCTCGCAGGCAACTACCCCGAAGGCAGAACAGCCCTCAAAATATGGCGTGACAGCGATGTGGTAATCAAAGTGGAAGGCTTCCGTGCCTACCCGACAAGCAGATACGGCGGAGGCAAGACAATAACGGTGAGCGAAGAGAAGGCTGCTATGTTCGAAATCACAAATCATTGATAATAATAATTATACAAAAACAAAATATTATTTACTAACACAAATAAAAAATTAATGCAATATGGAAGAAATAAGATTGACAGGGAAGGAAGCCGAGGAGTTTCGCCGTTACAGAGAGGAAAAAGAGCGCAAAGCTATGCGGGAACAGAACCGCGACGCTTACAAGCAATTGGTCGATGAGACTATCAGAGAGGTATTCCCTACACTGCAAGTGGTCAGCAACGGGCTGGCAAAATGCAAACAGGCAGTCTATGAGCGGTTTGCCGATGCATTGAAACTGAAAGAGGATATATTCAACACTAAGCCCGACCAGCGAAGCAATACTTTCAGTACTTCCGACGGTATGTACAGAATTACTCTGGGCAACCATCAGACCGACGACTACGACGACACGGTCAACGAGGGCATAGCAAAGGTAAAAGAGGTGATAAATTCGTTCGCCCAAGATGACCGAAGCCGTCTGCTTGTAGATGCCATAATGAAGCTCCTGAGCCGAGACACAAAGGGCAACCTCAAAGCAAGCCGTGTGATGCAACTCCGAAAACTCGCTGCCGAAAGCGGTAACGCCGAGCTGATAGACGGTGTCGAAATAATCGAAAAAGCATATCGCCCGCAAGTGAGCAAAACGTTTGTTCGTGCCGAGTACAAAGACGAATACGGCAAATGGGTCAGCGTACCGTTGGGTATGACCGAAGCATAAGACAATGTAGGAATGTAAAAAGTTTTAATAATGTAGAGATAAAAAGAATAGGGTTCAACTAAAAATTGTGGGAGAAAGGGAGAAAATGAATGAGAATATCAAAAAAAGATCCGAAATCGTCAAACAACTTGTAGCCGACAACTACGAAGAGGGCAGACAGGACAGATGCAAACGCTGGGTCTACCGACATATCGTACGTAAGAGCTACCCGATGAGCGAACGAACGTTCTGGCGTTATCTTTCGCTCGACAAAGACGATGAGTGAGGCATTATGGGCATATTGGCAGAGAGACGGTTTTGTTTGGATACAAGACCGTTTTATTTTTTTTTATGCCATTCTGACACAGCTTTTTGGTGGGGTTATCGGGAGCTTGTACTTTTGCCTCGAAATTCAAAGTCAATTAACAAATATAATAACAATAAAAAAAATTTAATTATGGGATTTCCAGGAGCAAAAATAACAGTTTCTAACGGTAATCTGCTACGTGAGATTACTGCTTTGGATGCAGTTCCCTGCCTTGTAGCAACAGTTAAAGAAGTGGGTAACATCAATGCTTTACGACCGATTTACAATCTGCAAGATGCGGAACAGAAAGGGTACGGAAAGGACAAAGAGCCTTTTATGTGGGGTTTGATAAAAGAGTATTATCAAGAGCTCGGAGGCAAACAGCTACTTTATATCTACGGCACAAAAGCCGATAAGACTATGGAGTCCGTGCTGGACGTTACTTCGGCAGATGGACTGCAAAATGCTTTGCGACAGAGCAATGGAGCCATTAATATGGTTGCCGTGGCACGCAGTCCCGAAGCTGCATACAATGCAGGAACGGATTTTCTCGACACGGACGTGGCAAAAGCCGTTGCCAAGGCAAAAATATTGGCAGAGACACAGCAATCGAAAAATATGCCTTTACGAATTTTCATCGAAGGCAGAGTAGCTAACGAAGCGGCAACGAACAACTACAAGCCAAAAGAACAGGCTAACGGATATGCAGCAGTGGTGCTCGGTGGCACAACAAAAGGCAATGGCTCGGCTGCGGTTAGCCTTGCATTGGCTCGTGCTGTCAAATATCCTGCACACGTAAAACTCGGCAGCGGACAGAACGGTGCTCTGACAGCAGAAAGTATCTACATCGGTTCCAAGCCTATCGAAGAGATAAACGAAATGGAGACACTACACGATGCAGGCTTCTTGACTTTTCACCACCGCACCGGTGTAGCAGGATACTTCTTCGGAGTAGACAATATGTGCTCTGACGACGACTTCAGAATACTTGTTCACGGAAGAGTCATCGACAAGGCACAACGTATAGCATCGATTGCTTTTCAGCCCTTTGTCGAAAACTTCGTAACACTCAAAAGCAATGGCTCTATCAACGACTCGGAGGCTTCTTATATCGAGAACGTTATAGAATCTTCTTTGTGGGCAGGTCTAAGAGGACAGGTATCCGACATAGCCGTAGAGGTAGACCGCTCGGTCAATCTGGCAAATACATCGAATCTGCCTGTGGATATTAAGGTACTGCCTCTGGGATACCTTACTTGGATAAATATCAGACTCGGTCTGACGGCAACAATAAATAAATAATAACTACGAATATGGCAAATGTAAATATTTCGAGCAACGAGTGTGCGTGGAAACACGGCGAACTAATCTTGTTGGGCAGACGAATAAACGGTCTGCGTGGATTTGAACTGAAAAAAAGTGTAGAAAAAGAACATCTGTATGGAGCAGGACAAAACCCTATCGACATACAGGAGGGTAACATTAAATGTGAGGGAAACGTAAAGATTCTCGGATTTGAGTTGGATGCTTTAAATCAAGCAGCAATCATAGCAGGCTACAACGACATCTCCGAAGTGCCGCACGAGGCAATATCTATGACGATAAAACTGCAAAAATCGGCTATGTCTCCCAAAACAATCTTCAATGTACGCGGGATAGCCTTTACGGAGGTTGCCAATGCTATGGAACAGAATGCAAAAATGCGGGAGGTAACTCTACCGTTCATTGCTATGGATATTATTCAAGTAAAAGAATAAAACGGCTATGGCAAAGAAGGAACAAACCGCAGGTATCCCTGCTGTCAATAAACCGAAAAACAATGTGTTGGCACGTCTGTACGAACGTTTCGGGCGTCAACGCATAGAGGGCTGGCAGCAGGAATATGCCCCCCGCAAACTGAATGTGATAGAGGTAGAAGGTAAGTTGGCTGTACTCAGACCAATAGGAGTCGCTGAGATAGGCACTTATACGATGATGACCGTAAATTCGGAACTCGGATTCGTCAAAGCAAACGAATTTCTGCTCAGCGAATTGTGGCTCGACGGAGACAGTGAGATAAGAGACAACGAAGAGTATCTGATAGCGGCATTGCTACAGGTACAAAACTCGTTGGAGCTAAAAAAAAGCTCTTTTTACGCTGTTTAGACAAAGGAAAAGAAGAGTTTGAAACGAACTTCGAGACAAACACTGTTTTTGGGGTAATGTTTCTGGGCAGTGAAATGTTAAGGGAAAATCCCGAACTATTTTATTACCGCACGGGCATTGCCCTTAAACTTTGGGAGAAAGGCGTAGGACGAAGTATTATTTAACCAAAGACAATACCGTCACACTGGCTCATTGACAAACAACATTCTTGCCGACAAAACATTAAATCACACACAATTATCTGTCTACATTTATCGAAAACAGAAAAAAAACAACCATCTATGCTTTAATCGGCAGAGGTGTTTTACACAAAAAAATTATTTCATCACAAAAATGGCAAATATATTAGATTATATTCATTCTTTAAAGCGCAACGTACTCATAGATGTAGGCATATCTTCAGACTTCGACCGAACGACGTTGAGTATCAAACAATTGCTTGGCAGAATGGACGAACTGCAGAAAAAAAGAGACCTGATTCCTTCGGGCGAAATAAATAAAATACGCGCCATAAATACCGAAATAAAACAACTCGAACAAAGAATAGGCAATACAAAAAAGTTAGGCAGGGACTCGTTGTTTAAAACAAAGACAAAAGAGGTCTTAAACTCAATACCGGGAGCAGCTTATATAAAAAACCCGCTGATGATGCTCAAAGAAGGATT